CTTTAAGAGAGTCTACAAGTTTAGAGTGTTTCTTTCTTTCTATGTAGTTTTCTAGCCAACTTTTTACCCATGGTGGTACTGGTCTTTTTTCATCATTCCAATTATTCACAGTGTTATAACTTATACTTGCTAATTCTGCAAACTCTTTTTTACTTAAATCTATATTTTTTAAAAGTCTAGTAAAGTCTTCTTTTGTCATTTTCAATCTCTCATATATTTATCTAATTGTTGTATTTATTATACATAAATATACCTAAATGTTGCATTAAGTCTTGACAAGTATCTCTATTTGTTGTAAACTTTCAACATAACAACAACGAAACGAGACAAAAGGAGTCAGAAATGACACAACTCATAAAAATAAGTAAAACAATGATAGGTGCTGAAAGTTTAAATTCAGTTAATTCAAGAGAACTATATGTAGCACTTGAGAGTAAACAAGAATATGCTAATTGGATTAAAAAACAGATTGAAAGTTTAGGGCTAGAAGAAAATTTTGATTATGAGGTTATTGACAAAAATGTCAAAAACCCTAGTTTACTAGGTGGGCGACCATCAAAAGACTACATCATAACAACAGACACAGCCAAACACATAGCCATGGCATCACGAACGCACAAGGGTAAAGAGGTTCGGAAGTTTTTCATAGAGGCTGAGAAAAATCTCCATGTAGGAAAGAAACAGTTTGATATGGTCATCAATTCTCTTAGAGATACAGCTCTTGAAGCTGACAAGTACAAAGACAAGTATTATGAGAACTTAGAACTTATGAACTCACTTCTCATTGAAAAGCTTGAGCAAAAACCAAACATAGCTACAAATATAGTTGCAGATGCAAATGGACGCACACTCTGGAGTAAGGATAATGAAGAAACCATCATATCTATGTTTAGAAATGGATACAAAGCCTCAGCAATAAGCCAAGAATTAGGCACGACAAGAGTAAAAGTACAAGCAAAACTTAAAAACCTAAAATACGCAGGGAGATTATAAGATGAAACAACAAAACGCACAAATCATAGAAAACTTAGATACATGGCTACTCAAAGCAAGAACTATGTCAAACTGCATGAGTGCTTGGGATGTAGCAAAGGTAGATATAACTGAAGATGATTTAACTTTTTTTGGTACTGAACTCTATGAGAGATGCGATGACATTCAAGCTCTTCGTGATGTACTTGACAAAGAGTTAGCTTGAAAATATACCCTCAAGCATCAAGTTAAGACCCTCTTTTATATCTCTTTCTACATCAGGAGCAAGGTTCCCGTTTAAATCTATGGGGAAAAATGGTCGTGCTGGGATGCCTGAACCTCTGCCACTACTCTTTTTACTTCCAAACTGTTGGATTGCAGAGTAGTCGTAGCCATTCTCACTCTGCACATTTATGCCAACTGTAACCTCTCTTGCAGAATTTACCTTTGAGTGAAGAGACTCTTTCATATGCCCTCTGTTGTTTTTTTTCTTTGGGTTTTGTCCACTATCGAGATGAAAGAAAGTTGGGCTATCTTGTTTTACCCATGCATTGCCCCAAGGGTCGGTTTCATTTTCAAAGCTCTTTTTAACAGAGTTTTCTATGGGACGAGCTACTGTCATAAGCAAATCAACCTCACTAAGCTTTGCTATTTTTTCAAGAGAGTTTTGGAACTGCTTCATCCCTTTTATGTCTATCTTAACTTGCATTTAACTACGCTTCGTAAGATACTAAAGAGACTTTGTCAGCACCTATTTTAGAAAGTTCTCTCTTGTTTATAAAGATGGCATTTACTATGTCTACTGCATTGTCTTGGAACTTTTTGTTGCATACAGGACAAGAGATGCTCTCATCTATCTCTTTTTTTATCTCTAAGGCACTATTGCATTTAGAACACTCTAGTCTCACATAATCAACTTTCACAACATCTTGGCTTATACATCTTGTTATCATTTTTCTATCCTTGGTTTGGTTTTGCATATTTTATCCTTTTTTGGTATAATTACTTAAATGACTTCAGAGTAGATGGCAACACAATACACAGATTAGCAATGGTTTAGTCAGCCGGGTAAAGCTGAAACGAGGGTTTAAGTATGCTCCTCGCATCTACTCACTTTCTCCATACTTTTTTTTGAGTTTTCTTATCTCTTTATCTACATTTGAGCCAAGTCTTACCAAGCTCACTACATATATCTCATTTTTATCTTCTACATTTTTAACTACAAGTCTGTAGACAGAACCACGATACGATATAAAAAGGAACTTCTTGTCATTTACCTTAAGCTTTATGTTTTTTCCCTCTAACATTTGAGGGATTAACGAGTAGTGAAATGCACCTATGTCATTACGGTGTAGATGTTCTTGTACTGTAGAGTGGCTCAAATAGAGTGGCTTACTTTTTGAGAACATATCACTCTCACATAACTCTACTACTTTGTTTTTAGGTTTTTCGCCGAAGAGTTCTTTAACAGCCTTGTAAGTAGCCACTCTTTGTGCAAGTGTTTGTTCATCTTTTTTAAGTTCTTGTGCTGCTACTTTTGCTAAAGAGTCATGACACCTCTTAGCTCTTGCATTGTTTTCTTTGCATGGTTTAGAGAGAGCTTCTACTTTTTGTTTATAAACATCTGGTGTGTTGTCAGTTTTACCTGTATGGTATGCCCAGTCTTTTTGGGCTATATCTCCTAAGTCGCCCTCATGTATCTTCCAACCTTTACGGTCTAACTCTTTTTTAGTGTATGCGGTTGTCGTACACTCACAGCCCCAACCATTTTGAGGGTAGTTTGTATCCCACCATGGATCTTGGTTGTGTTTTACTATGCCATGAACTGCTTGATGATTATCTCTACGATTTCCGTACTGTTTTGCTACATATCTGATGTATAAAGAGATTTTAAAACTACTCTGTTGTTTGTATCGACCTTTGGCATATGCGACTTGTCTATTTGTATGGAGTATGTTTTTAAGTCTTCGTGAACCTATATAGACCTCTTTAACTTCCCCTGTTTTAGGATTAGTTATCTCCTGCATTCCCCACCACCCTTTTTTTACAAGTGTCGGTTTGATGTTCTTTTTAAAACTCTCAAAGTTTGTGCCATCTTCTATGGACTTAGCTACTGCATCGTGCATATCTTTAAGTAGGTCAAGCTTTGTAATTTTGGCTACAGTAAAAGCCTTGTTGTGCGCTTCAAACATCATCTCATCGTAGTCATAAGTTATTTCTAGCTTTTTAGATTTTATGTACTTTATGGCTTCATCAGGTTTTAATGGGTCAAAACTAATCTTTGGCATCGTTTCCAACTTCTACACTTCCCTTAAGAGAAGCTACTAAACTATCTTTAGTTAAAATCTCTTCGAGCTTTTCAAAGTCCATAAAGCTAAATTCCTTATGTAGCTTATCTAGTAGCTCATCGTAAGAGTTACAAGACTCTATTAGTGGAGAGAGTATTTCTAAAATTTCATCTTCTAATCGTTTGATTTCCACCTCAGGAGAGGTGGCACTAGAAGTCTTATTAAACTCTATAGAATTATTAGACTGTGCTTGAGGTTTAAAAGTCACACCTTCCATACTGAAAGTTTTCTCTATATGCTTCAGTGGCACAACATAACCAGCAGTAGTAAGATTTGCTATAGTCTCACTTTTTACTTTTAGCTCTTCATGGTTTTTTTGCTCTGGAAGTGTAAAGCTAAATTTAACTGGAGTAAACGAAGCAAGGTTGAGAGAGAGGACTTGGTTGAAAAATCTAGTAACAGTTTCATTTATAAGTTTGCTGTCTGCTTTGACAACTTCCATTAAACGGTTCTCATGTACATTGCCTAAAGATTGACTTCCTACTTTACCGTCCGAACTACCACTCAAGTTTCCACCCACTAAAAACTCATTTTGTTTTTGGTCGAGGTACTTTATGGTTGTATCAAACTGTACTTTAGATTCCATCTTTAGAGTCTCTATCTCTATATCTTTAGTAAACATCCCAACACTTGTACTTTTAAGCTCCATCATTTGACCGAACAACTCATCAGCTTTTTTTGTATCATTCAAATCATTTATCTTTACTATAAGAGGTGGAACGGCTGCTTTATCTATAAACTCCAAGTTGAGTGTTATGATAGTGTGCTTTAGTATGGATGTCCATAGTAACTTATAAGCTATAGAGTTAGTTGCTAGTCGTGAGTTGTCTATCTCATGAGTATGTATGATTAGGCGATTCGTGTCTATACTGTGGATGTAGAGTTTTTTGTTATCTTTGTTTTGAAAGTAAAGCTTCTCTTTTGTAGTATCTTCACTAAGTGAAGTTGGCATAATTGTTTTATGTCTTACAGGCAGTACGAGTCCATCTTTTACCTCATAGATAATATTTTGTAAAGAGATACCATAGTATATGTCATTGTGAATGGCGTTTAAAAATTTATCAAACCCAAAACCACCCTCAAGCATAGATGTAAGTATCTGCATCTCCTTATCCCCTGCATCTATCTCATAAGGAAGTGCTAAGAGTGCATTTTTACGATTTTGCAAAGAACCGCTTAGGTTAAGGTCAGCATTGAGTATCTTTTGATAAATTCCCATGAGCTTATTGAGTTCACCAGACTCTATGGCACTTCTTACCACACTAAAATCTAAAAGCTTTGCTTCTAAATCTTTATCTAAATCTAACTTTATAGATCTGCTAAAGCTAGATTTGATTTTCTCAACTACTTTCTCTACTTTTTTGTTAAAACTTATGCCAAACATATTCTTATCCTTTATCTCTTGTAAAACCCGTGTTTAAATGTAGTTTAAACTCTTTGAGGTTTGTTTAAATGGTTCGAGGTTATACATTGATATACCTATCCATACTTTTTAAGCCGTAGGGCTTTTCTGTTGTGAAAAACTTTATCAACAACTTTGTAATCTATACGACCATTACTCTTGAGATTTCTATAAGACATTTCAAGAGCATCAAGCAGGTCATCATGTGGAGATTTTGGGTAAGTCATTATCTCCTCGAGGAGTAAATCATCATTTTCATTTATAAGAATCGTGTTATCTTTTATGAGAGGGGCGAGAGAATTTAAACGCAACTCTTTGTTCACTGTATTTCTATACTCTTTGACATTGAGAAAAATCCCTAACTTTGAAGCTTCTTTTTTAAGTACATCTTTAAAGAACTCTTGATAAGCTACAGTCTCTACACTCATAATAGTACGAGCCAAGCTATCATACTTCACATAGAGCTTTATGATTTTAGGTATGAGATTTACAGGACTTGTTTTGTATCCATCTACAAGAGCATAAAATCTTTTATCCTCATCTTTGTAGCCCAACACTGCAATGGCAAAATAGTCTCCGTTCTTCTTCCCCATAGCTGGGTCAAGAGCTATTGAGTACATGTCACACTTTGGCATATCTTGATAAGTCTTATATCCACCAAATAAAATATCATCCGCACTTACAGGTATGTTTTGTCTCTCTTGCATAAAAGAGGCTTTGTCCTCTTGGTACTCATCATAAATCTCTTCTATATCTAAACGAGGATTGTCTAGCTTCCACTTTTTATGGCTATCTGCAAACTCTCTAACAAGAGGGAAGTTCTGATAGTAAACACCTTTCATCTTAGTGAGCCTACTTAGTACACTATCAAAATGTAAAATAGTCCCTGGTATAATGATGTTGTAATGTTTCGTTAAACTTGGTAACTTTCGTATAGCTTTTTTGTACCAGTTCTCTAACTTATCTCTATATGCCTTACTTAAAACATTCTCATCATTTTCAAAGTCATCAAGGATTATGAGATCAGGTCGCCATGACAAAAACACGATACCCCTTATCTTTACCCCAGCACCGAAACTCTGTATTTTCATAAGATGCTCATCTATCATAAGTACGATGTCAGAGACTCTGTTGTTTTTCACAACGATGTTAAAATCAAACTTTAGATTTTCATTATCTTCTAGCTCAGTTCTGATAAACTCTAAGATGTCATCACTTAAACTTTGTGAGGCAGAGATAACAACTATAAATCTTCTGTTCTTACGAGCAGTCTCCCATAAACTATAAAGCTTAGATATAGTGGTAGTTTTAGCAGCACCTCTATATGCAGTAAAAATAATCACTTTGTACTCTTTAGTTAGAGTGTCTATATTTTTATGAATGTAATCTCTAAAGTAAGAACTCTCTTTTTTTACATTTTCAATATGATGTGAAAAATAAGTTTTGATAAAATAAAAAAAATCTCTTTTAGCTCTTTTAACTCTCGCATTTTTACTGCTATCTGTTAATCTTGGTAGAGCCTGTAAAAGTAGCTTTAACTCATTTATCTCTTTGTTGCTAGCCATTACGAAGTAGGTCCTCTACAATCC